GACTCAAAAAATTGTTCGGCGTTATGGCTTCTAAATTTTTCTGTTATTATCGCTGTCATTTCTTTATCCTACAATAGTTTTCTTTCTTTTATTTATAAGGTATACAACCAAAGTTTTTATGTTATTCTTATTTTGGAAAATCAGATTTAACTTTATCGCAAGCGGCAACCCATGCTTTCATCTTGGTATCATCACCTTTTTTTTCATCGTAATATGCTTCAAGAAAATAATCTATATGAGGATATTCGACTCTACGATTTGTTTTATAATCAGCCATAATTTTTCCTAACTGTATGCTGTAACTGAAATAGTTGGCTTACTCAAGTGGTCTCCGCCACCACCATCCCAATAATTTGTTTCATGAATTTTTTGCTCATAAGAGGTACTGTAAGAACGTACTTGAAACTTAATAATTTTTGCAGATGACCAATCTGATACCTTTCCTGTATTGGTGTTATCACCATCACCAATTTTAAAAAGCCACCTACAGTAAGTCTGAATATCCCCCAAACCACCTTGATGGCCATCAGAAAAACGAGCATTGACTACTTCATTGCCAGCAAGAAATAATTTGTGATGAGTTCCTCCTTGGGCATCTTCGTACCCAGTGATATATCTAAATTCATAAAGAACACTTGTTGTGCCAGCTGGAGGTGTGTAGTTAATCGAACTGCCATTTAAGTCGGTATAAGTAGTAGTTGTTGTTTGTGCCGCAGTTACATCTGTTGAGGTATATGTACCACTTCCTACTGTAACAGAACTTCCGTCACATAACAATGACACAACTTCTTTAATGCTACCTGTGTTAGCAGGCGAAAGTATTGTAGAAGCAATGCTAGAAATATCAGAAACACCTTCTGTAGCTTTTTCTAAACAAATATCATCACCAGCATTAGTACCACTACCATCTGTGCCTCCATCTTCAATTAGAATATTATCTCCAAGATTAGCTGCAGTATCCATTGTCATTTTAAACAGGGTATCATTGGCTGTTAACTGGCCAGTAATTTTTAAGTCACCATCAATTTCAGTTACGGAACCTACTCCTGTTGGTACTCTTCCTAGATATGGCATTTATTATTCTCCATTTTTATCATGATGGTTCGTCCGGCCATGTAATTGTTTTTACTACTTTTGCATCGTTCAATGTGCCAGGCAAGTCCCTTAATTTCTTTCTATAAGCTTTCCAAGCATCACTCATAGTTATATCAGAAGCAGACATCCAATCGGTACGCTTTAAAAGTCGAGTTCTATTTCTACGACAAGCACCCCAAGCTCTTGCTACTGTTCCATCGGAAAAAGCAGTTTCTTCGTCAGCACGAAGTTTTTCCTCTGCATCAGAAAGAGTTACTGACTTACCATTTTCTATTTTTGTCCTATTTGCCATCTTATTCTTCCTAATAATCCTTTAAGAGTTTGCTAATCCATAAATTGAGATACGACCAGAAACAATGTTACCTGAAGCAAAGAAAAACGAAACTCTATCTACATCAATTTCAGCTAACCTTGCTCCAGCACCAACGGTATATGCATTACCAGTACCTGCAAGGCCACCATCGCCAATTGATACTAAGTGAAAAGTTACTGTTGGGGCCATATCATTATTTCTACCAGTATTCATATAAATTGTAGCACAAACTCCTTCTCCAGTAGCATTTCCAGCAGAACCCATAAAAGATGATGATGAAATTTCTATTTGTGCATCAGCATTATCACAAGCGGCTTGTTCATCATGGGATGTGTCATTAAAATTGTCTCCTTCAAACCCCCAAGAATAATCTGAACCACCTGTATCTAAACCACCTGAATCACCCATTCTCATATAAAGCCCTACGTTATCTGTAGCAGGATGTAAATCTACAACTCGTATCATAAAGGAATCGAAATCAGCGGTCAATCCTGTAAAATCAAATGATGAAGCAGCCGTACCAGAGGAAGCTAAGTTTGTTGTAGCAATAAGTTTTAATCCGGCTACGCCAGAAATAGCACCAGTAAAAGCGTAGGCATCACTTAAATCAAGGACATCAGCATTTGCTTTGGTTACAGACATTTAATTATTCTCCGTCTTATTTTAACTTGGCTCAGTTGGCCATGTAATTGTTTTTACTACTTTTGCATCATCTAGTGTTCCAGGCAAGTCTCTAAGTTTTTTTCTATAAGCTTTCCATGCATCACTCATAGTTACATCAGAGTTACCCATGTAATCTGATTCTGCTAGTTTTTCATCTCTTTTTAGTCTCAGAGTTGACCATGCCATAGCTAGTTTATCAGATGTAATTTTGTCAGAATTATACGTAGCTTTTTCGTCTGCAACTTTGTAATATTTAATGTAATCCCCTACACTTTCTTGGGCAAATCCACCATACTTAGTAGCGTGTGCTTTTGCAGCATTCTCATTATCAAAATCTTGATACTTTGTTACGTTCTCTCCAGAGACAGAAACTATTGCAATGTACTTTTTCATTAAACTAATTCCTCTGTTACCGAAACTTGGCCAAGATCAAAAGTACCACCTAATACTGTGAGCTGAGTTAACGCAGCTGATAAGGTCTTAGCACCTGTATAGAAGGAGCAAATGTCACCACTTGTGGCGGTACTGAGGCCTTGAGCAACCCATCTTACATTTGACCCTTCGAGCGGAACTATTGTCATAAAACCTGAAAATGCCCGGCCATCATCAGCCTCGCCATCTTTACATATTCTAAAGGAATTGCTAAAGCCTTCTACTGCGGTAGTAGTTCGAACAACACCAGCATAACCCGAAGTTTCAAGACCGCCAGCATCGCCTATTTGCACCTCTGGTGCTGCTCCACCACCCAAGGATACTGAATCAAATATAACTATGATACGTTTCGCACCAGCTGAGATTGCGAAGTTGAAAGCTGTACCACTGTCCGTTGCTTGAGTTGTTAACTCCGAAATTGCTCCTGCAGTTACAGCAGGTATGGCTTCAAAAGCAGGAGCGGCACCAGCACCAGCACTCGTAAGAACTTGACCATCATTACCCGTAGCTACAGCCACAGGATTGCCCGAAGCATCAAAACTAATTATATTTCCATCAGTTCCACCAGCAAGTTTTGCAAGGGTTATAGCATTGTCAGCAACTGCTTGGACTGAACCTATCGTAAAGAATTGTACTACAACATTATTTGAAGCAGCAGGAGGCGCTGTAGTGAAAGTTATCGTGGTTCCATCTACATTAAAATCAGTTCCATTACGTTGCATTACACCATGTATTCTGACAAAAACAGAATTAGTAGTTGATGCTTGTGTTAACGTAAAGGCTACTGCTGATGCATCTCCAGTAAAGGTATCAGTAAATGCATCAGTAATTGCGCCGGGTTCATTACCAAAATACGGCATATTATGTTATCTCCATCACGCTTAATGTTACATCCAGTGAACTAGCAACACTCGCACCAATTGTTATTACGTCTGTTGTTTCTAAAACTATCTTTTGACCAGCAAATACTTCTAAACTAGAATCTGCTGGGATAGCAACTTCATTTAAAAGAGATACTGATTCATTTGCAGCATTGTTAGCAGCAGTTCTATTAGCAGTATCACTTGTAAGTTTTACTGTAACGTCCCTTTCAGCTGCAATCTTATTACAGATGTTCATTCCCAAAACAACAGTTGTTGTTGAGCCTGCACACGTATATAAAGTACTAAAAGTACCACTATCTATCGCAACATCTGCTATTGTGAATACCTTAAATGTATTTGCCATTTTATTCTAATCTCCGTTTCTCAACTATTTATAACACTTATCCTAGTGCAAGTGCCAAAGCAACAGGGTCATCTATGTTAGCTTGCACTAATGTTATTACTCTTGCTAAAGTAGATTTTCTGTTTGTTCCACCAGCAGCATCATCTACTATAATTAAATCTGCTGTTGCTAAGTCTGCACCAATATCTGTTCCACCATCAATATCTATTGCAACCAAAGGTAATGTTCCTGTATCACCGTCCCCAATCAAAGTACCAGATAGAGTTGGTAATACACATACTGCACTACTAGCTAAAGCGTGTGGTGCAGATTGTAATGTTTGTGCGTGTGCGTTCGAACTTTCACAATAAAATTTAAGTTGTGATACAGAGCCTTCATTTTTAAGATCAATAAGACCACCACTTATATATAAATCATCAGATAATACTATGTCTCCATCTGCTTCAATTGTTATTGCGGCCGCAGTTGTTGCATTACCAATTGTACCACCGTCTTTAATTGCTATATCATCTATGAATGAAACAATACCTGTCGAAGCAATTGTTATGGCAGAAGTAGAACTTGCAACACCAATCGTTGCCGCATCTTTTAAAACAATATCATCTACAAAAGTTACTATACCTGTTGAAGCAATTGTTATTGCTGAGGTAGAGGATGCAACACCAATTGTTGCAGCATCCTTTAAAATTATATCATCAACGAATGTTACAATACCAGTAGATGCAAGAGTCATTATAGCTGCAACAGATGCATTACCAATCGTAAAACCATCTGCACCTTTAAATGCTCCAGTTGTTGTTATTGCTCCAACACCTAAAGCACCTAATGTGGATGCACCAGCACCCAATGTACCAGTAGTCACTAGGTTTTCATTAACGAAAGTAATTGCACCAGAACTATCTGTAATAGAACCAGCAGCTATAGTTGCCGTACCAGCATTTACCGTAGTAGTATTTAAAGTAGTATTTGCGAGAGTTGTAATAGTAGCAGAGGTTTGTGTTCCAGCAACAACGCCGCCTATATTTGGATTTGTCAATGCAATTACGCTTGCAGAAGCACTAATACCAGTAGATATACCGTCACCATCACCTAGTGCAGTATAAAATTCAATAAAGTTATCATTGATTTTATCACCACCTATGCGAAGACTGTCACCTGTACCGTCATCTGCAGCAGTACCTAATTCTAATATTTGAAATGCCATATTTCTTCCTTATCTACATCTATTTATATATATTATATTGTACTATCAAAAGTAATACTTACAGTATCAAATTTTATTTGTCCCGAATCAAATGCACCTTCTTTTGTAACATCTACTACAACCGTAGCATTTTTTAACTGATCTAAGAATGAACCATCTTCTTCACGTATATTAAAATTAGCATTTGTACTAGAACTATCTGTTCCATCAAGAACTATGCTATCAAATCCTGTGTTTATAAAGATATTCTCAATATCTTCTAATTGAACAGGAGCATTTTCATCAAATATTGTACTCTCCGTTCTTGACGTAGCATCTAATAAAAGACTACCAAACACTCCACCAGTTGTACCACTTTCTAGTTGTATATTAGTAACCTCAAAATTAGAACTTTCTAATGTCATATTAAATATTGGTCTAGATTCTATATCAGCAGGAATTACGAAAGGCTCTATATCTGAATTTGTAAAGTTTTCTGGTGGTATTGTTCCAGTTAAATCAAATCCATGTGTTGTTCTTTTAAGGACTTCATCCTCTGGAATTATTCTTTGAAATTCTAAAGATATTTTATTTTGTCTTCCAACACCAGTTTCATCTTCTAGTAACATTTCGTCACCATGAGTACCAGCTACAGTTGAACCATCCTCTAATCTAAAGGAACCTATCTCATCTGTCTCTTGAAGTATACCAAATAATTCACCACCACCAAATGGATCAATAACAAATATGTCTGGCCTTATGAGGTCTTCTAGTACAAAAAGATTAAAATTAAATTGTGATTCACCTTCAAGTCTATCTCCAGAACCTCTTCCTGTTAAATCAAAATTATCAATTAGTAAATTGTCACCAGCATTTGTAGAACTTCCATCTGTACCATTCAGAACTATCGTATCACTGGTATAGTTTGCAAGCTGTTGAAAGGTAAATCCAGAATCTTTATTTTGGTCTGAGAAATCTTCTAATTGAAATTCATCACCACCACCAGTAACTCTACCAACACCACCCACTTCATTTATTTGTTCGAAACCATTTAATACTAAAACTCCAGATGTTGCTGTACCAAATTCTAACTCAATACCACCACCATCAGTATGACCTGTAAATATATTTTCTGCAAGAGTTATCAAACCAGATGTCAAAGAAGATGCTTGTTTACTAGCTAAGTGAACCTTTCTAGATACTACCGAAATAACATTTCGTTCAAAACCACTCTTATTACCTTTACCAGCACTTTCTAAAAATTGTGTTCCACCATCTTCATTTATAAGATTAGCATTATCATCTACAGCACTTATATTAAAATTAAAGAAACTAGTTAGATCAGATATTGATTGTTCTAATTCTATATTATCTCCAGCACCAGTTCCAGAAGAATCAATGCCATTCAAAAGAAAAGAACTACCAGCATCTGTTGGAACAAAATGATCACTGTCAGGAGTACTATCGATAAGTAAAATATTAGATATAGTTTCTGAACTTTCAGAAATGATTTTATCGCCATCAGTTTCATCTACAAGAACACCAAACTCTCCAGCTCCAGTTCCATGAATTATTGATATACCTTCAAAGTCTGGGAAGTTGAGAGGTAGAGTTTCACTTACTAGTTTGGAACCAGCATTAGTAGAATCTGAATCTGTACCATCAAGAATTAACTCACCAATATTACTTTCATTATCTTCTAATAGAAGTTCATCGTTAAAGTTATTAATACCAAAACCTTCTGAAACTCCCAAACGAGTTTGAACTGATTCATCAAATAATATCTCAAAGGTAGAAGCAAGTACAGGAGAGAATGTATCAGTGTCAGCAGTGTAACCACCACCAAGACTTGTACCAACTGTTCCTATTGCGGCAGAAATTGATGTTGCTAAAGAAACCTTACCGAATACATTAAATCCAGCTGGATGAACAGCTTTCTTTAATTGTGTTAAGTAACTGTTTGCACCGGCAGGAGCTTCAATCTCATATGAAAATTGTTGATAGAAAACAGAATCTTGCAAACGGTTTAAACTTTCTCCAACTAAACTTTCAATATTAGAACCATAAGAAGGTACAGTTTCAGTTTGAGTTCCAATTGTAGTTGTACCTTTAGCAATTTCAGCAGATGCGATTGTTGCAGTAGCTCCACCAGAATCCGTGATAGTAACAGGAGTTGTAACAAAGTCAATAGGGTCTTCATTTATTAAGTTAGCATCAGCATCAGTTGAACTTGAATCTGTACCATTAATAGCAATACTTCCATCAAGAGCTTCAGCATCACCTAAGAGTAGATCGTTTGCATTTGATAAACTTCCATCCGTACCATTTAAAATAATGGAGTTTCCTATACTCTCATTAACAATATTATCACCAGCGTCAGTACCACTTGCATCTGTACCTTCTAATAAAAGATGTATTTCATTTACTGTTCCATATTCTATATCAGAGTTCAGTAAAAGATTGTCTCCAGCACCATCTAATATAGCAACAGCTGCACTATTCTCTGTAACAAATCTAGTTCTTACATGATTTCCTGATTCAAAATATCTTTCCGTAGATAATCCTGATGTTTCAAATATTAATAAATCACCATTTTGTTCTGATATTAACTTATCATAAGATGCTCTACCATTTGTAGGATCTACAGAACCAGGCCCACGGCCTGGTGCAGTCTCTAATGCAATAGCAGAATGGTCTAATCCTTCGTGTAGAAATATACCAATTCGTGTATCCTCTTCCACAAGAAATCCATCGCCACCATTATCTGTACCTTCTTCTATAGTAAAGTAATCTAACTGTTTTCCAAAAAAGGCTGAATTTAATACTAAATTATTTCCACTCTCATCTACTAACTGTTCTCCTTCAACTAAAATATTATCTGCTTGAAGATCACCTTCACCATCTCTATCAGTCAACTCAAATAAACTAGTTTCTAATTCAATATCATTGCTATCACCATCTTCCATAGTGATTCGTATAACATCCTCAAAAGTAGTTTCTAAAACTTTAGTTGTGGCATTAAAATTCTTAACTGTACCTGTATGTGTAGTAAGAGTATTAGTTAAAGCAAAAGTTCCTGTTACATCTTTAACAACAAAGTTTGCATGAAATTGAGCTTCTGGTTCTTGAGTATATTTAAATCCTTGGTTTGTAATATCAACACTATCTACTGCACCAATAGTTTTTGTTGTTGCAAGAAGAGCTGCAGCACTTCCTCCAGTTGTTGTTACGCCAACTGTTGGTAGTAAAGAATAACCACCACCGCCATCACTGACAAATACTCTAGTAATAACACCAGTTCCAACTGTTCCTTCTTCAAGAGCAAAAGAATCTGTTTCTGTTCCGTAAGTATCACTACTTTCTTGTAAGTCATAACCATTTTGATTTAATATAACATTACTACCAGCGTTAGTAGAAGAACCATCAGTTCCATCTAAAACAAGAGTGTCACCCTCGCCATCAGCAATATTATCAAAGAATAAATTAGTATCATCTGCTAGAGTTAATGCAGAACTTATAGTAATTAAATTTTGTGTCGTTACAGCAGTAACAGTAATACCTCTAGATCGTTCTACTCCTTTACCAGATACAGCCATACCAACTAATATTGTACCAGAGTTTCCATCTAATGTTACTGTAGTACTTAAAGATGTTGTTCCATTTACAAGAGCTGTTGCTTCTGTACCACCACCATCCAATATAATTTGAAATTCTTCTAACTGTGAAGTAGTTCCTGCTTCAAGGACTAAAAGTTTTTCAGCATCTGATGATGATGAATCTGTACCATCTATTATTAAAGAACCATCAATGACAGAAACAAACCCAGTAGCATCTTTAGTATTAGTACTTGTCTCTGTGGTAGTAAATGTAAGAGCATCTCCTACATTAAAGTTTATACCAGCATCATCAATAATAACTTCACTGACACTACCTCTTTTAATAGAGGCAACTTTAGCTAAAGCCTCACCATTACCTATTGCTGTTTGTGCATCAAGTTCTACTGTATCTCCTACGTCATAAAGAATACCACCACTTGTTACATTAAGATTTGTAACCATTCCTCTAATAGTAAATGTCATAGTGACATCTTGGACAGTAGAGGTTCCTATAATAGTTTCTCCGTCTACAAAAGTTCCAACTATAGAATCAGGATTTAATTCAAACTGAACTATTGCTTCTCCACCTTCTGCTGTACTCAATGCACTTGAGACAACAGCAGTTGCACCAGAAGTATTACCTGTAATTGTTGTACCAATAAGTTCTGTTGAAATAGCATTTGCGCTAGGAGAAGTTCTCAATATTACTTTGTTGACCCATTTACCATCTGAGGAGCGCATCATAAATCTGTTTGGATAAGTTACTTCAGAGTTTTCACCCAGTAACATTCTCATAAAAATTTTATGACCTTCGGATGTACCTTTAGCTCTGTATAGTTCTCTTATGTTCTTTATTAAATTTCTTTTATCAATACCAGTAGCAAGGTTATTTGGAATTGCGTTCATAAACGATTCACGTAATTGATCTAGAAAATCATATATGGTATTATCTACGTTTGCATATTCTAATAATTGTTGTAGAGTTTGTACTGGGTTTGCTCTGTACCTATCTATAGTACCCGTAGCAGCAGAAGTACCACCTGTAATAGTTTCTCCTGTTTGAAATTGTTGCTGAGAAGTAATGAATAGTCTTGGTGTTTTTGCATTACCTAAATCATCAACGAGAACTTTTGCAGTAGCTTTACTTGTTGCACCTGTAATAGTTTCACCAACAACAAACTTACCATCAGTTCCACTACCACTTTCTAAAACAATTTCATTACCGTCTACATCTAATACACTAGAGGGTGTTTCTAATTCTAAAAGTAAATTATCAATATTAACAGTAACTCTTAATTCACCAGCTTCAAGATACTCATAATAGTATTTTAAAAATTTAACAAATAGGGGATGGTCTGCTTGTACAAAGTCAGGAACTTGACCTTCAATTAAAGGACTAAGTTTGTTTGTTAGGTCTGATGAATATCCGTTATCAAAAGGTGCCATAAGTTAATAACTCGAAGGCGCTGTATAACTAGAGGTTGTATTATAAGATGTACCAGCTGCAGAATCTCCTGTAGCAATAGTATCTTGTTCACCTGATATAGTAGTATTTACAAAGTCTATTTCTAATAATTGATTACGAACTGGAATAACATCACTTGAATCTGGAGTTGCTGTTATTCTAATAATACTAGAAGCAGCACCATCAACATTTGATATTGTAACAATATTAATATTGGCAATAACAATCTTACCAGTGGTATAATCTATTGTTCCAGCTGTTGAGTCTTGATATACACGAACACCAGCAACCAGATAGTAAAGTCTTAAAATTCCACTACCATCATCATCAAAGAACATATCATTAATTGTATCTCCACTAATTTTAAATCCAGTAGAAGATACCACACCACCATCTGTTTTATTGTGGCCATCATGTGGATTAAAAATCTTATTATTAAATTGTATGGTATATGATGTATCAGAGCCTATTGTTGGTGTTAAATCATGAGCCATAGTTACATTAGTAATATTTCCTGTTATAGAAGTATCTGTATCATCTATAAGACCTGTTACTTTTGAATGTCTAAATCCACCTTCAAACTGACCTAAAGTATCTGAATTAAAATTTACTAAAGTAGAAGAAATTTCAGATTCTATAGAAGTTACATCTTTAGTTGTCTTACTAGAATCAAATTTAAAAACTACCTGTAAAATAAGTTTTGTAGTTTGAACATCAACAATAACTGGAGTTATGGATGCAACCGTGAATGGTGCAAGGTCAGTAACTAATTGTGATTTTTCAGTTGCAGTTAAACTATTACCTGTTGTAGATTTTATTGATATAAAAACTTTTCCATATTCGGGAGTATC